GAACAGCGTGTATCATTTCCGTTGTTATTTTTACAAAACCCGATGTTCTTATAGTGCTTAAACTTGGTAAAATAGTATCTTCACTATTAGCATTCCACTCTTCGTATTTACCAGTTGGATCTGGTAACGTACGTTTTATTGTTTTTACAGAATATATATTTGGAGAGTTGGATTCTTTATAAAGTATATCTACAGCAATAACATCGTCAGGTATTTGTCTATGATCAACAAAATCTTTAATAACTAAATTTCTTAATCTATTAACCATACCTAAGTTATAAGCTTCTTTAGGTAAATAATCAAATGTATCTGGTAAAAAAGCTACTTCTGTAAAAGGTGAAAACGTTGAATATTCACCATCTTCATATTTATATCTATAAGCAAATCTTGGAAATTTAAATCTAAATAAGGCTTTTTCTTGTTCTAACTCTGATGAAAACTCATAATTTGAAGAAGCAAAATACATATTACCAGATATTATTCTCACTAAGCATTGCCCATCCCAGCCAGGTTGTATTATTTCACCATCTATTATTTCTATTCTAACAGATTGTTCGCCACCACTAGCTTTTATAGTTAACACATCTCCATCTTTGTAATCTGGGTAATTAGGACCATCAAACTGTATACTAATAGGTACATCATATAGTTGACCAGTTGCTGGATTTATAAATATATTTTCAGTAGATGATATAATACCGTTTAATTCGCCACGCCTACTATCTTCATCTAAATCCTCCCTAGCTGTATTTATCATTTCTAAACTTGGAGCTGTAGGTGGGGCTTTTTTAATAACAGTTAAATGCTCGTGTTGAATAGGTCCAGACGGTATGTACTGTATTTCGTTTATAGATGTTAAATTATCTCTTACATAAAATTGAGTTTGTGTAGTAAAATTTACAGAACCCATTTTACATCTTGGTATATTTATTCTTTTTGGCTCTGTATTATTATCTGTCCAAAACAATACATCATCAATAATATTAATACCGGTAACTAAAAAAGCTTTATCAAAATTAAGAGCTCTACCACTTTCGTTGTGAGCTATTGTTCCAGGTGCAAATATATCAATAACTACTGGAGAAACTGTTTGTGTTTTATAATCATATTCTGCAATAACATCTATACTTTCACCAGCTAATAACCAATATAGTTTATCGTTTTTTTCATCAGTTATACTACCAACACAAAAAAATGTTTGATTATTTCTTGGATCTATAACTGATGAAGATAAATCAGTATTACCTAACAAAGTTTGTAAAGAACCCATATTAGAGCTTTCGGAAGTGGCAACCTCGACATTTACAGCATGCCTATATTCGCCTTGTGGTACTAATCTTTCATCAAGGTCTTTGTTCATTCGACCTTTCATGAAATTGTGCTTCAATTCCGCCATTTAATTAATGTTTTATTTGTTTTGATTTACCTCTAAATACTTGAGTAATCTCTTCTAATTTAATATTTGATAATCTTAATTTTGCTTTTCTAGTTTCAGCAAACTTTTCTTTTTTGAATCTTCGCATTACATATTCTGGAATACCTATTCTAGCAGATAAACATCCGTAAATTATCCACTTGTAAATGGCTTCTTCTGCAAATTTATGTACTATTTTTTCATTATCCCTACCTAAACTATCACTTATATATTTCAATATTATAGTTTCTCCAGATAAATTTGAACTAAAATGTATCATTCCAGAATCACAATCTATAAAATAAGAACCATTAACATGAGCTCTTTCAGGATCTAAACCATATCTTTGCCCTATATTAGGCCAATATGTATCATCCTCGTAATCATTGTTATTATTTTCTGAAGGAGTAGATGATTTATAATTACTCCACGCGTTAGACTCTGTAATCAGTGATCTAAAAGTAATTTCACCAGTACCAAGCGATGGCGACCCAGCTATAGATGGTTTATGACTGGCAACTATAACAGTATTATTTACACTCATAACTCTTGTTTCTCGCGGAAACGAATCGTGAGATACTCTCATTCCAACTTTTATATCAGATATATCACCAGCGGAAGAAGCTGTTATTTGATTATTCGTGGAGTCAAAACTTAAACCTTCTACAATATGTGTTGACTCTGTTTGTCTTTCTACATTGTTATTAGCCATACCACCTCCTCCACGTGGGTATATTCTTATTGTTTCTTGTGATCCTGTTGAAGCACCACTCCAACCCAATCCTGTTGGTATATCAACGTCATTTGGAGGCACGTCTCCATCTTCTAATTCTATCCTTGTTATACCTCCAGAATTCGTTACTCTTTTTACGAATGTTCCAAATTGTGTAAAATTTATTTGAGAATTATTACTGTTTGGTATACTTTGTCCTATAACACGATCACCAACCATTATTTCTTTATATTCACCATCTAAAACAACTACATTAGAGCCACCAGTTAAAGTTGCCACCGCTTCTATTTCGTAACCACCATCGTCAGATTGTAACAAAGGAAAAGGAGCTGATGTATCTCTAGTAGGATATATTATGTGTTCTATACCAGATGAATCAACTCTCGTTAACTTTACATAGTTAATATAATCTTGTGGTAAAGGCATTTTTAACGTAGCAGGAACTTCTATTTCTTGTGATTTGCAAGATTTTAATGTATCAAAACTTAATTCCGCTAAAGCTCTATTAGCATGAAATATAATATCACCAAAACTTACGTTTTCTAATATTTTACCTTCGCCAACGTATGTTGCGTGAAAATTATCTATAATATTATTACCATTGCTACTACCTGGTCCTAAAGGTATAAATTGATAATTACCAAAAGTATTAAAAAGAGTATTACTATTATAATTACTATTTAGTTGATAATATTCTCCTGGCGTTTGATTTAATAATCCCATTTATTTACATTTTTTCTTGTTGAATTTTTTTAATTTGCTCCTGATCAGCTATTTGTACTAAACCAGGTTTGTTAACTATAATACCACTTAGCTCTAGTATTTTTAACACTAGATTTGTTTCTTCTGAATCATGAAGTTCACAATCATTTGATCTAGCAACATTGTACATTGCTCTTTCGTTTACAACATCATAACCCCATTCTACTTTTGTTGGTTTTCTTATTATTTCTACTCTTACAAGTGCAGGACCTAAACCAATACCGTCATTATTTGCAGCTATTATATCTTCACCACTTACTGTAGATTCAGTATATACAGGATTTTCTCTAAGACCTTCTCTATGAAATCTAGAGTTAAATATACGTGTTACATCAACATATGTATCTAGTTTTTTAGCTTCAAAAACATCATTACCAGTACCAATAAAAACTTTACCAGTTCTATAATTTTCTGGAAATATTCTTCCATTTATAACTTGCTCTACGGTAGTAAAAAAACTTAATTTTCTTTTTATAAGTTCTATAGTATCTGACATAGTACCATCATCAGTGGCTCTTCTTTTAAATTGATCTAAATCATAAAAATACTGTTCAAATATTTCCATTTGAGCTTGGTTAGCTAATAAATTAAATTCCAAAGGAGTTACATAACCTCTTTGTTCTTTATTTACTATTGCTAAAACTCTTTGATATACCGTATCTATACTTACCATTTATTTTATTTTTTATAAGGAAACGCTTTGTTTAAAGTTTCTTGTCTTTTTTTACATCCACAATCTTTTTTACCCATAGCTTTAGCCCCCATTTGTGCTAAATTATCTATACCAGTAACTCTTGTGAATTTTGCTATTGAATCACCTAAACCTCTAGAAGGCCCAGCATAATGTCTTAAATTGTTTTTCATATTATTATATTTTAATAAAAGGGTTACCCCGAAGGGTAACCACTATTATATGTTATTGATTCAATCTTTTTTCAATATTTTGATAAATTTCCATTCCTTCGTCAGTTTTAAACCAAGCGGCTAAAGCTGAATATGGATGTTCATCAAATGGAACGTTCATTAGTTTTCTATCGTTAGAACCCCAAGTAAATGTTCTTTGATCAGAACTTAATCTAATAATACCAAGTTCAGTTGCTTTGATACCAAAGTTTCTAAGTTGAACATTTTCATCATTAACTAAATCTAAGAATAATCTAGGACTTTTCTTAGCGTATAGTAATAAATCACGCTTAAGTTCTTTAGAACTCATCTCTGATACTTTAGAACCAATCTCAACACGCATAATTGCTTCAGCCATATCTATATCTATAGTTTGCGCAGCGTTTAACGCTTCTATTTCCATTTCTAATACAGCTATTTCGTTTACAGCGTTTTTAATTGGTTTGTCTTCGTAAAACAAAACGTTGCATTGTGGATGATATAAAGAAAGTAATTTTTGTAAAACTACTTTTTCTTTAGGTACAAATAAATTACCATTTCTAAATATTATATGCGCTAATCTTTGGTCGCCTTTCATTTCATCAACGAAACAAGTTCTTTGATTTTCAGTATATTTAAGTTCTCTTTCGTGACCTTTTTCTTCGTCAAAATAATATATATTAGAAGACTTCATCATATAAGTTAAAGGTTTTTTATTATTTTTTAAATAATATAACCTATCTTTTATTTCCCAATTTTCTTTTTTTGGTTTTGGAGTTTCCACTGTTTTAGTTTTAACTACTGTTTTTTCTACATGCTCATCACCAGGATCTCCTTGGTAAGAGTCTTTTTTTGTTTTTTGTTTTTTTGCCATAATATAATATATAATAAAATTAATAAAAATAAAAGGCCGAGGCCGAAGCCCCGGTCTTTTAAAATAATTGTGCTTACTTCATTAACATAAAGTTGTTAGCACCTTGTGTAATTAGACATCTTTCAGATAACATATGTATCTGCATTGCATCTAAAGCAGATGTAGCAGCACCAACAGAACCAGTAACCCAAGTTTTTAATCTTCGATTATCAGTTTGCGAAGCTCTATATCTAACGTGTAAGAAAGGTCTCTTCATATTTTTACCCATCATTTGGTCATAAACTGAAGAAACACCAGCAGGTATAATAATACCTCTAGTAGCAGCCGATGTAGCAGCAGTATTAATACCACCTCTACCATCTTTCTGGTTTAAGTATTTCCAATCAGATTTGTAGAAATCATAAGAACCTCTACGGAATCCAGAGAAACCTAAATTAAGTGCCATATCTTCTGAGTTATTAAATACTCCGTAAGAAGTACCACCAGAACCGTAAGAATTCATACATGCTAACATATCATCAACCGCTAACGAAGTAGCTCTATTTACGAATAACATATTTTCTTCAATAGCTCCTTGATTATCAAACTCAGCTAAAATAGCGTCAAATTCAGCTAAATCAGTAGCACAGTTAACACCTGTAACACCTGTAGTAATATTACCTCTGTTAGTAACAGCTTCGAATAAACCTTCTGTACCAACACCACTATCAGCGGAAGCACCTAAACTAGTATCAACAACCGTAGAGTTGGAACCTTTAACACTTTCTAACATTGCCATCTCTAAATAGTCAGTAAATCTAGCTCTTGTATCAGCCTCAGCTTTTAAGTACCATAAGTAACCTGATTGACCTTCTTCACTAGTAGTTTCAACCCAACCGATAGCAGCTGAATCAGATCCAGATACTTCGTAGTAATCTTTTAATATAATTGGTTTATTAGTAAAAGATTTGAAACTAGGTTCGTTAGCTGGAGTACGCGAAGTAGCAGTAGCAAAATTACCATCTACATAAGCTACACCTTTTGCATATTCAGAACCAATAACTAATAAAGTTGATCCACCAGCTGTTGTAGCGTGACCAGTTAAGTCAGCTTTGTCATATGGTTCAACCTGTATAACAGCCGTATCAGTATCAACAGCCAAACATTGTGTAACAATACCAGCACTTGCAATAAGTACTATATCGTTAGTTCTAACACCGTGATTAGCTAATGTAAAACCATCATCGGCATCGTTTCCATCAATATCACTAGTTACAGTAAATGTACCATTTGTAGAACCTGCCGTTGCTACCGTACCTTTTACTGCTATATGTAATCTTGATTGTTCAGACCAGACAACTTGATCAGATGTCATAGCCTCTTCAGCCCCTACTTGTGAAAGAAATCCTGAAATTGTTCTGTTTCCAAAAACTTCAGCTTCTTTCTCCATAAGATCTGGTAAATATTGTTGCGCCCAACCTTGCGTTGCAGTGGACGTAAAATCTATGTAATTTGAAGATAATGTTTGCTTTTGTGGAGCAACAACACTATTTAAATTACCTCCAGGATTTGAAATTGCCATTTTTATTTGTTTTTAAATTTATAATTTACTTTTTGTTTGTTTTAAACTTAAAATTAGAAGAATTATCATCACTTAACACTTTAAACTTCATACCATTTGTTTTTACTTCACCATGACTTTGTCTTGGATTCATATCAACATTTTTGGCTTTAGCAACACTATCTTTCATAGCATCAGCTTTACCTTGTTCATAAAAATGCTTTGCAATAGTATCGGCGTTCATAGCTGTATATAAAGATTTATGATAACCCGTAGCGTCTTCCATTAAATTATTTTTATTCAAAAACTTTTTGATAAAATTATTAATATCACTTTGAGCTTCTTTTACTCCATTAGCATCCTTAACGTTAAACCTATATTTTTTATCACCAACATTATATTCAAAACCTTTGAATTTGTTATTAAAAACTTGATCAGTTTTCTTTAAAAAATTAGATTTACTAGCCTCTGCTATTTTTTGATTTTCTTCAGATTCTTTGTTATATCTATTAAAGAAATCAACAGCTTTTTGTTGTTCTTGAGTCAACTTTGACCCAGCTTTAATTTCCTCATAGTATTTGGACTTTTGCCCGTCCAGGTGGCTTTTAGCGTTGGCAACTTGCTCTTTTAACGCTAGTTTTTTTCTTCGTATATCTCTATCTTCGTCTTCTTCTTCGTCATAAGAAAACTGATCTTCCATAAGGAAGTTAATTTCTTCTTCGTTTAGATGTTTTTTAGTTTGCCTGTAGTATTCTCTTAATAAAGAATTATCATCTAACTTACTATAATCTTGATTAATTTTTACATAATCTTCTAAAGTACCACCAGTTTCTTCCATAAAGTCCATTAACTTTTGAACATTTTCAGGAAGTGGTTTTCCAGTTTCTAAATTTTCTTTAATAGCTTCTTCAGCTTCTTCAGCTATTTCTTCTACCTTTTCTTCAACCTCTTCTTCAGTTATTTCTTCTAATACTGGAGTTTCTTGTGTTTCTGCTTCCGGTTGTATTTCTTCTTGTTTTTCTGTGGACTCGGCGTTTTCAGACTCTGCAACCACTCCGCTGTCGTCAGCGTTATCTTCTTTAGTTTCATTTTCTTTTTCTTCTGGTTTTACTGGTTTATCTAAGTTTACTTTTATAACACCATCAGGATCGTTGCTAAACTTTTTTATTGTTGATTTTTTCTTTATTTTTAATTTTTCAACTTTATCATCTACCTTTGTTTCTTGCGTAGTTTCTTCAACTACTTTTTCATTTTTTTCTTTCATAATATAATATAATAATAATTAATAATTTTATCTAGGATCAAACGCGCCTAAATCAAACCCGCCTCCTAGTATATCATTACCTGCGGACTCAAAGTTTTTAGGTGGTTTTCCACTCTTTCTTTGCTCAATCATTTCTGATTGTTGAGTAGCTTGAATTTTTGTTCTTTCATCTTTCCTATCTTCTTTTTCAGCTTCTCTACTTTTAGTACCTTCAATCTCCATGCTTTTTAATTGCATGTTCATTTGAAACTCTAAATTCATAAGTTCTTTTTTATGCTCAACTTCTTGCATCATTTTTTGAGAATCAATTTGAGCTTTCATTTGCTCTAGTTGAGCCTCGGCTTGAACTTTAGCTTGATTTTTTTGCATTTCAGCATTAGCAGCTGCTTCAGCTGTTTGTATATTAGATTCTGTTTGCTGTTGCATGTTTTGTTGCTGTAACTGTTGATCTCTAGCAAATTTCTTTTTTCTACGAACTTTTAAAAGTTGATTAGCTAGTTTAATATTATTTATCTCTCTAAGATCAATAGCATCTTCCATTTCAATATTCTGTTGTTGTAATGCCATTTGAATATTATTTTCAAGCATCATTTTTTCTTCTTCATCTGGTAATAATTCTATAAATATACCAAAATCATATAAATGTAAACTTTTCATTTCTTCTAACGTAGCTACATTATGAGAACCTATAGCTTGAATAAAAGCATCTCTTGTTGGAGAATATTCTATAATATCAGATATTCTAAGCGATAAACACTCAGCTGTTTCAGATGTTAAAAATAATCCAGCCTGTAATATATGTCTTGTTGCTGTATTACTATTTGCTGCTGCCATTTTTTGCACTCCAACTAAAGCATTTTTATCTGGCGTACTACCATCTCTAGCCTCGTTTAATCCGGTTACATCTCTTATCATTTGCAGGTAGTAATTATAATTACCTATAAGCGCTTGCATTTTGTTACCACCAGAGCCAGATGTTATTTCTTGAATAGGTACTTTACCTGGGTTCATATCACCGTCTTGTGTAAATGATCTACCAATTACAGAACCAGTTTGGAAAAACATGTTTAAAGCTTCTTGTGGATTATAGTTTGTTCCATTACCTAAATCTATTTCAGCAAGTCCATCCGCATCTAAGTAAACACCATCTGGTACCATTCTTGATAACACTTGTTGTAATTTTAAATGAGTTAATTGAATCATATCCGCAAAACCAGTTATTCTACTAACTAAAGATTCTATTTTACCTTCATACATTCTAGGTGCTACAATAGAATAATTCATTTTAACCTTAGTAAAATCACTTTTAGGGCGTAACATATTTTTAGACATTTCCCATTTAAGTAGTTTATTTGTACCTAAAATTAAAGCTCCTTCGTATATAGTTTCTATAGATCTTAATAGTTTAGAATAACCGCCCTCCATATCTTGTGGTGGATTAAATTGATCATCTTTAGGTATAATCTTGTCAGCACCAGTACCAGTTTCTTTTATTTTATAAACTTCGTTCATGTAAGTTTTGTAATTAAAATAAAGAATATCTACTTTATTATTATCTTCATCTATATTTCGATTATATTTACTATGTGTATTACTACTATTTTTTATAATTTCTTCTAAATCTTCATGTTCTAAGTGTGGAAACTGTTTTACAAGTTCGTTAATAGGTATAGATTTTATTTCACCAACATAATATATATCATCAAAATAAGGAGATTCAGTGTAAGAATACACCAAATCAGCTGGATCAACATAGTCAATAGTAACACCTTCTGACGTATTAAATGATGTTTTAACAGCTCCTATACCACAAACAGCAAGATCATAATAAAATCTTTTCTTTATTAACTCGTATTTGTTACCTTCAAATAAAACTTTTAAAGCTTGCTCTTCTGCTAACTCTACAGTTTGCTTGTAGCTTAAAGCCATATGTAAATCTAGTTCTTCTTGAGAATCTGGTAACGTTTCTTTTTCATTTTCATAAAGATTTATATTAAAATTACTTAAAGCAACTTCATTAAAATCTTTGGTAGCCATATCTTTCATTATAGATTCCATATACTCAGTTCTTTTACTAACTCCAAATGGATCTTGAGAATAAGCTTTTATATCGTACATTCTTTCAGCTATACCATTTACAACTATATCTACAAACTTAGGTATAATTGGAACTGGTTTCCAGTCTAAATTTAAATAGGACAAATCACCGTTTATAGATAACTCATCCTTATATTTTTGTATAGATTGTTCTCCGCGAGCATACAACCTTAAATTATGAAAATTATTTTTATTATTTTTATATCTATTTCCTCTATTTTCACTATAAAACCACTCACTTTCAATAGCCTTAGCTACTTTTAAACCATAGTCATAACTTAACTTTTCAGCATCACTTACAACTTGACTTGGAAAATATTTTTTTACAACAGACTCTGCCATATTTATTCTTTGATTATTTTAGACACATTACCTTTATTTTGATATTTAGAAATGTGTATATTTAATTTTGGTTTTTCAATTTTTACATTTGGCGCATATAAATGTCTATTACAACCCATTATAGCTAAACCGCTACTTATTGTTGCGTCAAACTTTGTTCTTTTGTTTATATCAAATCTAGACCAATCATTTAACAAGGTGTTAAAGTAAAGATTACCAAATGTACCATCTTGTTTCATGCCAACATGATCTTGTATATACATCTCTATTGCTGCGGCATGAGCTTGTTTTATATCTTCACTTGAGTTTGGTATACCTCCAACTTCTTTTTCAGCCGTAGATAGTTTGTTCCAAATTTTATCAGGTCTATTCATACTAAAACCTCTATAACCTCTTCTTCTTAGATAATATAACAATCTAGGTTTATTATTCTCTGCAAGTATTGGCATTCCATAAAACACTAACGCCATTAAAACATCTTCAAAAAATATCTCAGCCGTAGGTGGTCTTGATAAGTATTCTAAAAAGAAGCTATTTGCAGGAGCGTCCTCCATGCTGAACTTTGTTAGTCCGTGTAGAGCTCCTTTAGAACCTTCACCATCTACGGTCCCTGATATATCATAAGAGTCGCAACCAAAGGCCCCCATATGTTCATTACCAGGATATTTTATGCCATTTTTTAGTATAACCCTATTTTGTAATTCTTGCTTAGGAACCCAACTTATTTTAAATCTTCCTTTTGGATCGGGATAAAATATTACTTGTGAATCTTTTATACCGCTAACCCATTGAAAATTACCAGTTGTAATACCTAATGTTCTAGACATTTCTTCGTTATAATCTATTTGTTCGTATATTTTAACTAAGTTAAATATACTATTTTTAGTTTCATCACGAAAAGCGTGTTCTTCAGTTCTAGGAAATTGGCGGTAGAACTCGTTTAAAGCATCTTGATCATCTTTTAAACCATCAGCTTCATTTTGCCAATTATCAATTACACCTATATCTATTAATTCGCCATCTGGGGCGAGTACATCTGAGTCAGGAGTAGTAAATACTGGAAGTCCGTACTCGTCAATAAATCCTTCGTAGTTCCATTCCATTGGGATAAACAAAGAGTATAAACCAGATTTTGTCTGACCGTTTCTATTTCTTTTAGTGACATCGGATGCGTTATATAATTTTTTGAAATTGTCTCCACCTTTATCTAATGCGTTTGAAGTAGAGCCCATCATACATTTACCAACTATTCTACTACCTAATCGTAAACATGTTTTTGTAACTCTCCAGTTGTTTAAAATATTATCGGGTCTCTCCCACTTACCACTTTCATCGTGTACTAGTAAATTAAGTTTTTCACCATCATAACTATTATCACCTGTATTCTTCCAATCTATAGTGGTGTCTAAACCTTGTAAATCTTCTAACTTTTCATTAGATGTTATTTTTTTACGAGTAAACTTACTAGCTGGTACTCTATATGCTAATTCTGATTTTGGCCTATCCATACCATCTTGTATAGGTTTGAAAAAGAACGGGTAGTTTATACTTATCGGAACTACTTTATCAGTAAACATCTTCTTAGCATCTGAACCTGTTTTAGATAAGATTCCATATCTACTATCACTCGCAAGAGTAGCTAAATTAACTGTTTCCGCGCTAGACATAAAAGAAAAACCACTACGACGATTTTTAAGATAACACATACCATAACATCTTTTATCTGCTTTACAAGCTTCCCAGAATATATAAAACAATCTATTTGCTTCTCTAAAATCTGGAGCTCCAACGTCTATTTTACTCCATTGTAAGTACATATAATGTGTACCAGTTAAATAAGTTGGTTTGCTTTTGTTTACAAACCAAAAACCTTCATCTCTACGTTTAAACTCTTCATCTATATAGTCAAACCATTGATTTTTTGATTCATCTGGATAACTTCTCCAATCAAATATATTTTTTAAACGAGTTAATTCTTTTGGTTGTTCTATTCTTGACCACTTATTTTTTTGCAATTTACATACTTGCACGGGCATAGATGGTAAAGCAATTTTAAGATTTTGGATTTCATATATTTCTCCTATTTTACCTGTTTTAGATATAACTATAACATCGTGTTCTTTATTATATCCATACTTCCATTTTTTACCACGATTCATTCTAGTAATCGTAGTTTTTTTAATGGGTTCTATTATTTTAACTAAACTTTGCTCGTACATTATTTAGATCTACCTTCTGCGAATCCTTTAAAGACTTTTTCCTTTCTCTCTTCAGGTGCCTTGCCCTCGAGTAAGTTTTTTTCTTCTTGGATTCTGTTAAGTATTTCGAATGCGTCAAATATAGCTAGTTTTTTGGTAGCAGCGGCATTTTTTAATCTATCAGCAGATATATCATCATCAGAATCAACAATAGCTTCTTTCGCTACTTTAATTAATTCCTCAACTGCTTTGTGCCCAGCTTGGATTATACGTTTCTTCGTCTCCTTGATGTTCATATTTGATTGTAATTAAATTTGATAAAACTCTATATAATCTGTTTCCATCTACCATAAATTCAGATTGTGTTTTAGGTTGATAACCTATAATATCTCCTACGTTTACAGTACCATCAGAATATCTTACAATACCTATAAACTGTTTTTCTTTATCTATACTAAACTTATCGTTATCTTTAAGTGGCTCTATAAAACAATAACCTTTTGGAGCATACCAATTACTATCAGAAAAACTTTTACAGTATTTTACTAAAAATATTTGATCTTGATTTATAATATAAGTATTTTCATCAAAATAACTTCTACTATTTTTTTCTTCACCCCTAACGTTGTGCCATCTACGAAATACGTTATGATGTACAATAACTTCATCTCCTGGTTTTAAATCAGTTTCTATTATTATAGGTGTAGAAACTATTATAGCAGTTTTATTTATATATTGATGATTAAAAATTTCAGTATTAAGTATAAGTTCTTTATCACCTATCTTTTTCTTATTGTTGTATCTTCCTCCTTTTGGTTTTACAACAAAGTTGTAAACACTTCTCATTAGTATTCTAGATTATATTCTACAGATACCGCCATGTTTTTGTTAAAGTCTTTCCAAGGTAACACATCTTTATTTTTTTTAATATAAACAGAAAACTTATCATCTTCTTCTATTATATCGCAAATAGTATGACCTCCGTATACTTCTTGACCAACAGCATAGTGCATAGCGTCGTTTTTATAATCTTTACCTACACTAATCTTTCTTATTAGCTTTGCCATTTTCTGTTGTATTATTTTGAGGAGCAGCATTTGGATAATTTATTGCTCCGTCTTGTAAGTTTATATTATCAGTTCCATATTTAGTTTGCATAGCTGCTCTTTGTCCTTCTAATCTAGTTTGAACATTTTCCATGGCTTTCATTAAAGCGTGTTTTCTAACTTCTATTTGACCAACTTCATTAGTTAACTGTTCTATAGTTTTAATCATAGATTGTATCATAGCTAATTCCTGTTCTTCTATTTTTTCAGGTTTTTCTACGTCAGATTTAAAATCTTGTAAATTAGGAGTTTCTCCTATATTATTACCATCTACATCTTTAACACCTTCTGAAAAATCACTTTTAAAGACTGTTTTTTCGTCTTTAGATTCTTCTACTATTTTGTCTAATACTTTTTCTTCTTTTTGTTTTTTTGCCATTTTATTTAATTTAATTTAATTGTTTATTATTCGTTTTGACTATCGTCCTCCCAAGTAGATTTAGCTGTTTCAGTTAAAATCTCTTGGTGTGTATATGTTGTTTTACCATTTAAAAAGCTAGGTGTACTTCCAGTGAAAGACACCAAAGCTAAAGATCTATCTAAAGAGTATCTAATTGTGTCTACTGAAGTTTGTCTTACTAGACTAAAGTCTACACTAGATACTTCACTTGCGTTTATTATTACGTATTTTTCCATTATGGTGATGTTCTTGAAATTGTTGGAGCATTTACATATGTTCCATTTTTAGTATTATCTACTGTGTTTATAGCTACTGTACCTGATGGTTCGTTAAATCTATACCAAGCAAATGGAATTGGCACGTGAGATCCACTAGCTAGGTCTAAGGATTTTTCACCATCTTGAGCTCCACTATTGTACAATGTAGTTATATTAGCAGCCGTTAATGTTGTGCTCCAAAATGCTACTTCGTCTATTTCACCTTTAAAAAACGAACCATTTGTTGTGTTTTGACCAATACTACATGTGTCTATAGCAGCACTAAAAGTACCAAGACCAGTTTTTGTTTGACGCGCAGTACCATCTACGTATAAAATTATTTCATCTGCCGCATCATTAACAGTCATAGCGATATGATGCCAGTTACCATCGTTTTCAAACGCGGCATCAGACGCTTCTCCAGCGGCAACTGCATAAGCTGGTTGGTCTAAAGTACCACCAGCTTTTATAGTGCATCTCATTTCTTCTGTTCCGTTATGATACATCATATTAAGCTGGTTATTATTATCTCCCTCTGCTACAGCTTTAAATATAATTCCTGTATTTGAGGTTGTATCAATATTAACCCATGCAGACGCAGAAAACGACTCTCTTGCTCCGTTGATTGCACTACCTATATTGTTACATTGAACAGACTCGTCTACGCCATTAAAATTCATAGACTGAGGATTGTTAGTCTTTACCAACGTAGGCGCACCGGCATCTCCAGCTAATTTATAAAATCCTACTCCTAATCCTAATGTCATTATGCTCTATTTCTATAATCTGGTCTTGGAGCTACGTAGCAAACAACAGCACCACTATTAAGTGTGACATTATCCCACATGCCATATAACGTTATACCTTTTGGAAATACATGCGCTGTTGTAATTTGATCACTATCTTCATTAGTTTCGTTTGTTGTATCAGCTGCCGCTGCTCCATGCCAGTCTGTATCTAAAGGATATGGACCATCTGTTGCTACAAAGTATGTATCACCCATACCTAAGTCAACACCACCATCTAATACTTCTAAAGCTTGAAAAGTTGTATCTTCTGTACATGATATAGCGCAAACGTAATATTTTGCTGTAGCTGCTGTTAAAAGAAGTTTAGCGGCATTTCCAGTTAGATATGTAGATCCAAATTGTCCAAATCCATAAGCTACTTCTGTTGAATTTTGTCCCATAATTTTATTTTTTTACTTTTTCAAATGATCGACCACCAAAATAAGCACCGATCACGGTTATTAATACTAATTGAAGTAAATCAACCCAAGATGATTTAACTTCAAAATTTAATGCACCAGCGTCTATAAATATTAATAGCATGGTGCATACTATTAAAAATATTAAAGTCATAGGCCTAACATTTTTACTAAGCCATGAATCTGATTTTAAATCTGCTTCCCAACGAGATGTAATGTTTTTTTCCATTTCAACCTCGTAGTTAGCAACTAATTCTTTTATTTTTCTTTCTGCTTCGAGCTTTTCTTCATTAGAAGTATGTAGTTCGTCTATAACGCCACCTACATTTTTAACTAAATCTGCAGCTCCTCCAGATAACAAATTTCCTAACATAATTTAATTTTATTTTTTCGCAAATTTTTCTAATCCACTTATTCCAAAAGATCCTAACACTACAAATACAAATGAATCATATACAAATTCATTTATCATTAGATCTCTTCCTAACCAACCAGTTATAAGATCCACTATCATAATCACACACATTATTGCAAATGCAACAAAACCTATAATAGATTTTTCATTCCAGTTATTATTATCTTTAAATATTTCCATTACCACCGTTTGCTTCTTTTTCCCAAGGAAAACCCTCTTCACCAGCTTCTTTCCATGTACCATCTATATGTATCATGTCTTTACCATTTCTTGTTTCTCTTAGATAAACTTTACCGTTATGCTTAACATAGTCATCACCATATTCTAATATACCAATTTTAATATCAGTGGCATGTCTCATTTCATGGTTTATAACTTGTTTTTCCTCTTTGCTTCCTGGTACTATTTTATCACTAATATATATACTTCCATCCATATTAGCTTCACCCATAATACCTTCTCCTAAATTTTTTCTTATAACAGGTGTACCAGGTACAGATGCATCACCACCAGTTTCTTTACTAAAACGCATTTTAGTTTTGATCTCTCCACCAACAGCATAATTACCTCTATTTGTTCCTAGTTTAAATCCCATTATCTATCTTTATCTTTAATCATATCATCTATAGCTTTATTGTAAACTTTATCTGTATATGATTTATTATTAAAAAATATACTTCTTTCAGATGTTGGAAGATCTTCCTCACCTAAGAGTATTCTATATATTCTAGTTATCATTTGAGAGCATTTAAAAGAAGTTTTAAATACAGAGTACATAATAGTAGTTCTATTACGATGTCTCCAGGTTTCTATCCAACCTTCTCTTTTTAATCTCTCCCATCTTGCTTTATCCCACGAGTATGTATAAACTCCGTTGATAAAATCGTTTCGTGTAAATCTTCCTTTACAATCTAAATAAATTAATAATTCTAAATCTGCGTCTTTTAACCCGTAAGTTTTACAGACCCACTTTCTAGTGAGCCTGTAATACTTAAGGATATTCATTTCACGCAAATCTTGCGCGGTTAATCTCATTCAAGATTAAGCAGCAGCAGTAACTGTAATAGCACCACATGAGGATATATCACTTGATACATAAGTGCTTGTAGCGTCATCAGCAATAGTAACGAATCCGTCACCATATTTTAGACCATTAATAGCAGCTGTAATATCAGCAATAACTAAATGTTGTTTTGCAGCAGTTATATTTAATACAACTTTATCTACCGCTGCTATATCAGCACCAGTACCAATCATACTGTCAAACTGCATTTCAATAGCGTCAGTATCAGCGATAAATCTAAAACCTCTGAAGTTTTTTAATGGAGCTGCATATCCTTCATCAGCACCATCATTAACACCATCACCAGTTTGGAAGTAAAGCATAACCAATTTATCATTTGCATAAGTTCCCATAATTGTAATTGTTTTTTTTAATTAATAATTCGTTTTCGTTTTTAAGTTTAAGGTTTTTGGGTTATGGTTTGGGCTTAATCTATATAGTATATCACATATAAAAGTGATATAATAAGTTTTAGTCAGACGCGATTGTATGCGTCGTTAAATGTCTTCTAATTTGAATACCTGTAACATTGCTAATAGGCCAAGTACCGTTTACAGCGTCAAATAAAATATTTGTTGCTACTCCGGAGCGTGAACCTGTATAAGAAAGAAGATTTGTTAAATCTTTTATAACATCTATTTCTTTTCCTTCTGCAACTGTTAGTCTTACTACGGATTGTTCTAGCAATTCTGTAGCGGAACCAACTGGTCCACCTTCAAGTATACCGGCATCTCTAAAATAAATAATAACAGTATCTTCTACCGCTACAATAGACGAAATAGCTGAAGCAGGGAAAGATGCTAAATCTATATTTGTACCATTGTCCGCGGTTGTAACTGAGTTTGAATCTACTCCACTTACGTAAAAAATTAAGTAATACTCCATTTATGTTAAGTTTATTCTACTAATACAATATCTCTGTCACGTATTACTTGGTATAAAGTATCTTTCCATTGAATACCATGACCAGCATGTTTATCATAATATATTATATCACCATCTTGTAGTCCTTCTACAAAATTTCCAGTTGATATAATTTTTGCTCTTATATATCTGTTATCTTCGTCTATTTCTTCTGTCATTATAAGACCAGCAACCTTTTTAGGTTCTATTTTTATTTTATCTACGATTATATAATTATTAATTGCTTTCATTCATTCTCATATTTGAAATTACACAATCTGCAGATATAATCGTTGATACTACACTTACTGCATTTTTAAGTGCTGATTTAGTTACAAGTACAGGATCTATAATACCAGCCGATACCATAGTAGCTCTTTCTCCAGTTACAACATCAATACCATAACCTTCGTGATCTTCATATCCTTCTGCCATAGTTATACCAGCATTACTTAATATTGTATAAAAAGGAGATTTAATAGCATCATAAAGTATTTGTTCTCCAACCGTAGCGGCAGTTAAGTTTTGTGAAGCGTTTAATAGTGCTACACCACCACCTGGTACTATCCCTTCTTTTAAAGCTGCTTTAGTAGCGTAGATAGCATCCTCTACTCTGTCTTTTTTCTCTTTCATTTCAACTTTAGAGTTAGCACCTACTTTTACCATACCTACTGATCCTGATAACATAGCTAATCTTTGTCGATGTTTCTTTTGTATAAACGGATTTTTCTCCCATTTATCTATAGTTTTCTTAATACTATCAATTCTTTCTTCCATTTGATCTTCTGGAGTATCTATAGTTAAAACTGTATTTTTATCGTCAGTTATTGCTGTGTGTGCTTCACCTAAGCAGTCAATATCTATTAAATCAAGATCATCACCAAGTTCTTCGTTTATAACTTTAGCACCTACAAGGAAAGCAAGATCCGCAACTGTATCATCTTTCGTTGGCCCAAAGCCTGGTGTATCTATAATGTTAACTTTAATATTACCTTTTACCTTATTCATAAGAAGTGCAGCTTTTACTTGTTGATCAACTGGAGCAACAATTAATAAAGATCTTTTCGTCTTTATAACATGCTCTAGTATTTTTTGTATTCTTCTGATATTTGGTATTTCTGATGTTACGATTAATACTAACGGATTATCAAGTTCACAAACTTGTTTATCTTTATCAGTAACGAAATGTGGTGATGTGAGTCCTGAGTCAATTTGTACGCCGTCAACTACTTCGACATATGTCTCTTCAGTTGGAGACTCTTCCATTAATACCACACCTTCTTTACCTACTTTAGTATAAGCTTCTGCTATAATCTTTCCTAGTTCCTCATCATTATTACAACTTATTGAACTAACAGATTCCAGCATATCGCCCTCGATCTTGACAGAAATCTTATCTAGGTAATCATTTACCTTTTTAAGACCGGATTTAATCCCATCTTTTATTTCTCTAATAGTTATACCACTGCAACTATTTACTTCTTTTAATAGTGATTCAGCAAGGACGGTAGCTGTAGTAGTACCATCACCTGCTTCTCTCACCGTATTTCTAGCAGATTCTTTAATAAGGGTTGCCCCCATATTTTCAACCGGGTCAAATAAGACAACAGATTCTGCTACTGTTACACCGTCTTTGGTTATGACCGGGAGTCCTCTGGCGTCTTCGTAAATTACGCACTTTCCAGATGCTCCTAAGGTTGATTTTACTGCTTTTGCGAGCTTTTCTACACCCGTAATTACTTTATTTTTAGCAATATCGCCAAAATTCACGTCTTTGACAATCTCACTAGGTTGATTGTATTCCATATTTGATTAAATTAAATTAAATTTTGTTTTATTCGAATGTTTTTACTACTTTTGGGCCTTTTGTAGCCTCTAATTTCTTCGAGAAATGGTCAACGCTTCCGTCAATTGCTGCTTCAGCGCCTTCTATGGTCTCTCTACGTGTAACATCATGCCAATTTTTATCATTTTCTGGATCATTTACTTCAGTTTGATAAAAACCGTTAGGTAATTGGGTAATACGCCAGTTACTTTTGTCAGCTAGATGTGTCCACTGGTTAATAGTTTTTTCATTCGGTTTTGCATTGCTAGTTACTGTACTAGTCTTGTAGTATAAATAAGTCATTTTGGTTTTATTTTAGGTTAATAACTTGGTCTAGGGTATTTCCCTATGTTTTTATCGTTCTCCGTGTTTCCACACGTTACGATTATTCTTTTTACTCATCCTTACAACGCTTCCATCTGATTTGTGGTGTAGATCTGAATCTGATCTCTGCCCTATTCTCTGGTTTTCTGCCTTGCGATCTTTACGTTTCTTGGTCATTGCAGACTTTTTGTCTCTTATAGCTTTCTTTTTAGCGGCAGATGGAGATAGTTTTTGTTTAAGCTTTATTGGTGATGATTTCATAGTAGTATTATTACATGTTAAAGTAGTGATTTACACAGCAGTGTGACACTAGCCTGTTACTATATCCTATTAATACCCTAATGTCACAAAAAAAACACATTATAAATATTGGGGTATAGTGTTGCCCCTACTCCCCTGGTACCCAGCACGTTACAAAAACCGAAAATGAAAAGCCCAGCCCCCCTCTTCGTTTTATCATTTGCAAAATTTTTTTCGCGTTTCATCTTATACTAATTTTTTATATAAATAACTAACTAATATATAATTTCGTTAAACATTTCACATTTTTTTTACAAACTAAATACGAATACATTTCGATAATATATATGTAAAAAGAAAAACAAATAAATAATATAAAGTAAATTGCACACAGTGAGATAGTGCGG